GGCGAAGATACAGCATTTTCCCCCTACTTTGCGAAGTGCGTCTACAAAATAGATGCACGTGCGCTGATCGGCATGGGCTATCTAACGCCGCCGGTAATCGGGGCCATCAATGCCAGCGGATACGATACCAGCGGGCTTGCACTAAACAGCCGTGGCCAGTTTGATGCCGACGCAGTAGACCGGGCCTATCACGGCCAAGGGCGCAAGACGGCGGCGATTGTGGGCGACGTGGTGGCTCAAGCTGCCAATCGCAAAGGCGTGATGTTCTTCGCCGCCACCGTGAAGCACGCGCAAGAAATCATGGCCAGCCTGCCGCCAGAGCTTTCTGAAATCGTCACAGGGCAAACCCCTAAAGCCCAGCGCGACAGCATCCTAAAGCGGTTCAAGGCGCAGGAAATCAAGTATCTGGTCAATGTCTCGGTGCTGACCACGGGCTTCGATGCAAGCCACGTCGATCTGATTGCCATCCTTCGAAAGACCGAAAGCGTTGGCCTCCTGCAGCAGATCATCGGGCGCGGGCTGCGATTGCATGATGGCAAGACCGATTGCTTGGTTCTGGACTACACGACCAACCTTGAGGACCATTGCCCGGATGGTGATTTGTTTGCGCCGGTGGTCAAGGCCAGTAAGGCTGGTGGCGGTGAAGGCGGCATGACCTGCATCTGCCCGTCTTGCTCATATGAAAATATGGTCAGCGTCAATCCGCAGTATTTTGACTATCCGCATGATGAGGCGGGCTATGCGCTCGATTTAGATGGTCGGCAGATCATGTCCGACTTTGGTCCAATCCCGGTGCATTTTGGTCGGCGTTGCATGGGGATGGTGCAAGCTGGCAAGCGCGGTGAGTATGAACGCTGCGGCTATAGATGGACGTTTAAAGATTGTCCCAATTGCAGCATGGAGAACGACATTGCAGCGCGATACTGCGCGTTTTGCAAATGCGAGATTGTCGATCCAAACGAGAAGCTAAAGGCCGATTTCAAGGCGCTGAAAAGCGATCCCACGCGCTGGCAGACTGACCGTGTTCTTAGCATGTCAGCATCGCCCAACATCAGCCGCAGCGGCAACAAGACCCTGCGCGTTGAATGGGTGACACCTCACAGGCAATTTACGACTTGGGTGATGCCAGAGGCCAAGCACATTAGAGGGCAGTCTCAATGGAACGCTTTTGAGGCTGCTACGCAATGCGGGACAGTTGCGCCAAGGACCGTGACGTATCGCAAAGACGTTGAGAGCGGCTTCTTTGACATCCGCGCTTATAACCGCCCGGAGGACATAGAGCCAGAAGCGCCAAGCGTTGCGGAAATCGAGTGGAACCCATTTGGCGAGGAAAAAAAACATGCGGCTCAGTGATTTTCAGGACATAGCGCAGGATGGCGTGCTGACATTTGGTGATCTGGAGTTTCGCGGCAAATGCCCGACCGAGGAGCAAGAACAGATCACGTTCTTTGGTCGGCTGCGGCGTGCGCATCCAGATACATGGGGGAAGATTGCTCTGCATCCGCGCAATGAGGGGCTGCGGATCGGCGGCCAGTTTGGCGCGGTGTCGAAGCACAAGGCCGAAGGCATGACGCCGGGCGCTTCGGACATCATTATTCCGGCGCGGGTGGCCTTTGTCTGCGAATTGAAGCGCCGCGATCCAACGCAAGGGCGCTGGCAAGATGGGCAGAAGGAATATCTTGCAGCATCGGCCAAGGCTGGGTCGTTTGCCTGTGTTGCGCTGGGCTGTGACGCGGCTTGGCAGGCTTTTGAGGCTTGGCTCGCGGCCAGCGATTTAGCCTAGCTTGCGCCCGTAGAAGGCTTCTAGTTCTGCAAGCCTTTTTTGGATTGCCGCCTTGGCGTTTTCGTCTAGGCGGTTTTCTTTGTGCAGTTGCAGCATGTAGCCTTTGAGTTCCTGCACGCCGATGATTGTTTCCACCTTTTCGGCATGTGTTGGCTCTTGCCCACGCGCCGAAGCACGCAGGCAATGCCATTCTGCTTTGCTCCTTTCGATCCTCACCCTTCCCTCACCGCGATCTCGCCGCCGCAGGCCAGATAGCCGCAGCCGTCGATCCAGTTGTCCGCGTGGGCCGGGTTCGACTTGGCGCGGGCCAGTTTCAACAGGGTCATCATCACGGCCACGTCGTGGCTCTTTATGTTCCGCCCAAGGTGGGCCGACCAGTAAGCCGCGATCAGGCCGAAGTTAGCCTCCGCGTCGCCGTGCGTGTCTGCGCGATCCTTGGTGATGTATTCCTTGGCGGTGTCCAAGATTTCGGCGCGGTTCACTTGGACACCCATTCTTCTTCGAACCGCAAATCCTCAATGCCGGTTATGTCGGCGATGCGATGGCGGTAGACTGCTGACGGAACGATGCGGCCCGTCATCCAGCGGGAAAAGCTGGACGATGCTACCGGGATTTGCCGGGCGATCCAGCCAAGTTTGCGCCCGTCCTTGGCGCACCATAGCCGGATTTTAGTTTGAGCCATCATTGGCGTTCTCCCTTGTTGCGGCGGTCTAGGCTTAGGCTCAAAGAAAAGATGCGTCAAGTGCATTTTTATGCTTGCACGCTGCGTGGCAGGCTGTATGGTGGGGATACGAACTAGCAAACAAGGATGACTAAGATGACCAAGTCCGAAATCAAATCCGGAGACTTCACCTTCTCGCACGTTCGCGGCCATCAGTGGCAAGTGACGTGGAACGGTCAGCACTTCGCATATGTCAGCTACGATGCCGTCCGGCGCGCGCTGGCCGCCGCATGACCCTCGCCGAACACCTCGACCTGCTGGGGATCATCCCCCGGCAGGTCACGCCGAAGCCCACGCCCCAGCCAGCGGCCTACGCGCCGCCACAGTGGAAACCAACTTACCCCGGCGAAGAGCCGCCGTTTTGATAGGAGAGCAACATGTCAGACCCAACAATCCTCATCACGCTGGAACAGGCCCAGACGGCCCTAGATTGCATCGACCGTGACATGGACTACAGCACCCATGAGCGGCCAGATTATCACGACATTGGCGAGATGATGCACAACCTGCGCCGCCTTGAACTGCGCCAGCGCCTGACCTCTGCCATCAACGCAAACAAGGAGATCAAATAATGCGTATCCGCGACATCGCCGCCGACCTGATCGGCACCCTCTGCATCTTCGGCCTGCTGTACGCAGGCTTCGTCTTCGCTCACGGTATGGGGTGGTAAAATGGCGATCAGACTAGGAGCAACCGACACCCACATCGTGCTGACCGCGCTGTGGGATTACCGCGAGACGCTGACGATCTGCAACGACACTAGGCCCAGCCCGCACATTGAGGAGAAGATCAGCAGCGTTGACCGCCTCATCGAGAGCTACAAGAAGTCATACTTCGCCTTGGACAGATTGGGGATCATGTAATGACCAAAGAAGAATGCCTCGCCTACATCGCCCGCAAGCAGGAACAGATCGACGATCTAGAAAAGAGATACGGCACTGGCGTCCGTCCTAGCTGGGTCGGGGAAGAGATTATGATCCTGATCCACTATCAGCGCGACGCCGAAGACCAACTTGCATATCTGGAGAAAAACAATGCTACCGACTGAGATTATCATAACGAACAAGCTAGCCACTGGCACCACCTTCGCGGTCCTCGCCAGCGACATGACGCAGAACGTGTTCATCCCGTCAAAATTGGCTTTGGATGCCGGCCTGCGCCCCGGCCAGAAGATCTTGGCGCAGATCGTGCCGAACATGAGCCAGCCGGAGAAGACGCCTTGGCTGGCGATCTCGCTGGAGGATGCAGGGCCTGTATCACGGAATGATACGCTGGGCGCCTTCATCCTCGGCAACCTGCAAGCTGATGGCCGCGCCACCGTCGAAGAGATTGCCGAGGATATGAATATGAGTGACGCCGCCGTCGCAGCCAAGCTGGCCGAGTTGGTCGCAGCCGGGCGTGTGGTGCGGCTGACCTGCTTCGATCTTCCGGAGGATGTAGCATGAGCCTTAGCCCCAACCTGACCGAAGAACACCTGCAAGCCGTGATGGAAGCGCTGCCGGATGAGTTGAGCGAGGCCGAATTGTGCGCCCTGACGCTGACTATCTACAGCGAATACATAGATGAGCCAGCCGAGATCATAACCAACCTGATCGCAACGATTTACAGCTACGGCATGTCAGTTGGCATTAGTCAGGCTTCGATATCAGAAGGTTTGCGTAGATCAGCCAGCCTGCACGATGAGTCACACAGCAATCAAACAGCGAACTGAGGTAAAGCAATGGTCTTCCGTAGAAGCAAAGAAGTCATGCCGCACCGTGACATCCAGTCAG